TTTTTTTTTTTTTTAAGAAAATAAAGAAGTGTAAGCAATTGCTTGAAAAACACAAAACAAAAACAGGACATAACTAGACCTGGTGAGTCCAAAGTTCGGGCACAGCGGTGCGGGGAACATCGTTCTTGGAACGGTATTCGAACATTGTCTCGGCAGAAGGTGGGATGATGTCGGGTTGGTTGATGAAGTGGGCCAAATTCCATTTTGGTTGGAACGGTAGTGGTCCTTGCCAGGTAGCAACATGTTGTCGTACTTCGTAGATTGAAGGGAAGTAGGACAGCTTGATAGTTGTACTGAAGGATTCATCAATACGGAGAACACCTGGGAGGTGTTTCTGTACATTTGCTACGACGTCAGGGTCTTCTGGGTCGGCAGCGTCATCGAGGAACTCGTAATATACGTCACGACATAGATCGTGAAAGCGCATATCCATGCCACAGGCAGCGTAGGCCAATCCAATTGCACGTGCAGACGTGTATTTGGGTCTTGGGCCACGCTCTGGGTAGCAGAGTTGAGCGACGAGTTTACCTATCGGGCGTTGGGGCAGGCCATAGTTGCATTGGTATGAAAGGGTTTCGATACGGCCACGAATATCAGTGATGATGGATTTGGTTTTTGAGAGAACCATTCCATATCGGGAGAAGGCGTAGTCTTCAAAGAATGAAAGAAATGCGGAGAGGCGGGCTAGGGGCCAGAGGGTAAAGGCGGAATTATCATCACCCATGATGAAGAAAAGAATGTCATCAATTTCCTGTTCGGTGCATCCATACTCGAGAAGTCCATCAATAATCATGAAAAGATTACAGAATGAATCGAGGTATTGGGTGTTCAACAGTCCGGAAGGGACGCCAGCGCAAGTGCGGGCATATGCGAATCCATCAGCGGTGATGAAAACCATGTTGTTGTACCATGTGTGGAGGAAGTGTAACATTCCAGAAAGACGTTGGAACATCTTTTCGGGTGTGAGATCCGGGTAGGACGGGTAATCGTAGGTTGGTTGGTATCCATGTGAGATAACAATCAGGCGTTCAAGGAAGTCGGTCCAGAATAGGTCGGATATAACGCGAGGTACGCGTTGGTCGAAGGCGGACCAGTCAATCGTGAAGAATGAGCGGTATGCTTGTGCGATGCGGTCAAGGCGGCGGTTGGAACCACGAAGGGTTTCATAACCGTACATGATGCAGCATTCGATTTTACGAGCTAGTACGTGGGCGGGGAACGTGAGCATTGATTCAATGCGGATGAATAGATCATCGACTGCGTAGACGGGCCTTTGTTTGAGGTTGCCATCGCGGTCAGAGATGTGATTACGGGTGTATAGGGTGGTTGGGCGTTCGAGAAAGAATCGACGGAGAGAGTCGAGAACATCAGAGGGTTTGGTACGGAAAGGATATCCATACTGTTTGATGTAGTGAATGAGTGGGCGAGCAGATTCGAGGAAGGCATTAATATAGTAACCTTTCGATGTGGGTTTGGACTCATATTCTTTGGGGTGGGAGAAGACGGCATGTGCATTGAGAGTGTAGGAGCGGCGGTTGTGATAGCCAGTTCCAGTGTGGAGGGGGGTTTTGTCGTAGAGAGAGTCGACAAAGTGGACGGGAAGGTAGGGCGTGACAGCGAGCTTCTTCATGATGAAGGTCATGATTTTCTCTTTTCGATCGGGGTCGATGGGAGCAGATGGTGTCTGAGGCTTGAAAAAGTCATTGACGGTAGCGTCAGTAGTGCCAAGCGGGCGAACGTATCTATCTAGGTACTGCTGGTAGATTGGGTATCGGTCACGGATGAGACGTTGGATTCGAGGATGGACCTGGAAGCCGGTTTCAGGGACGGATGTGGTTGCAGTAACAACTTGAGTGCGTTTATATTCATAGGGGAGTGGAATGATGCCAGAAGGGGGGATTCTGTTTCCTGGGAGGTTGGAGAGATCACGGGGAAGAAAGAATTCAGCGGGGAAGTCTTGTTTCGCAGATTTTTCGGCCAGAATGTGTTCGAGGTTTGAGGCTTCGGAATCGTAGCGCAGATATGTTTGTGCATCTGTGAATCGATGTTTGAAGGAACTTTCGAGGCGGTCGAGGTCAGCGTCGTTGTGGACCTGGAGGGTCGAACGAGGATCTTTACCAGTTTGTTGGAAGATTTTCCAGTCTCTTACGAGGTGGAGTAGGCGCTCACCGAAGTAGTTTCGGAGATTAGGTAGAACCATTTTGAGGGGGGAGGAGAAGTTTCTTTCCAGATAAAATTCTGAAAATTTGTTTTGCAGAGCGAAGCGCG